AAGGCCAAATATTCCGCACTCCGTGAGGCTGGAAAACCCGCCAAGGTCGCTATCGTTGTCATCATGCGCAAGCTCATCGAAATGGCAAACGCGCTTGTCAAAGCCGACCGGACTTGGGTTGAAAAAAACGCTTGATCAAGACGGATACTGCAGACCATGGCCGTGCGCGCGATGGTCGAGAGCGGCGAGAGCTTCGCCCGGCTGCGCGTGTCCAGCGACGCCGCCGGCACTCCCCTTCACCTCGAGCTTCTGGATCGCGAGCAGGTTCCCATGGACCTGCATCGCGAGATCGGTGGCGGGGCGCGGATTCGCGCTGGCATCGAGTTCGATGCCGCCGGTCGCCGGGTCGCCTATCGGGTCTTGTCCTCCCGCCCGGGAGATCCGCTGGGGTCTTTCCGCATGGACCCGATCCGCGTCCCCGCCGCCGATTGCCTGCACCTGTTCAAGCCGCTCGCGGCGGGCCAGCTGCGCGGCATCACCTGGCTCGCGCCGGTGCTGCTGCGGCTGCACGAGCTCGACCAGTTCGAGGACGCCGCGCTGGTCAAGGCCAAGGTCGCGGCGCTGTTCACTGGCTTCATCACCGATCCCGACGGCACGGCGGGCGGGCTGAGCGGCACCAACACAAACGGCGCGCTGACCGTGGGCATGGAGCCCGGCAGCCTGATCCCGCTGCCGCCCGGCACCGACATCCGCTTCTCAAACCCGACCGAACACGATGCCTATGCGCCCTTCGTCAAGAACCACCTGCGCGCTGTCGCGGCGGGGCTGGGCCTGCCCTACGAGCTGGTCTCGGGCGACCTGGAGGGCGTCACCTATTCCTCGATCCGGGCGGGACTGATCGAGTTCCGCCGCCGCGTCGAGCAGCTGCAGCACAACGTGGTGGTTCACCTGTTCTGCCGTCCGGTGTGGGAGCGGTTCGTGCGGCTGGTGGTGCTGAGCGGCGAGTTGCCTGCGCGGGACTTCGACCGGAACCCGGACGCCTACTTGGGGTGCGAATGGCTGCCACCGAAGTTCGATTACGTCGATCCGAAGAAGGACGTGGAGGCCGAGATCCTCGCGATCGGCGCGGGGCTCAAGAGCCGCAGCCAGGCCATCTCCGAGCGGGGCTACGACGCCGAGCAGGTGGATGCCGAGATTGCCGCCGACAAGGACCGCGCCGACGGGCTGAGGCTGAACTTCGATCACACGGTCGCACCGCAGCAGGAGGAGGCCACCGATGGCTGACACCAGCACCCAACAATCCGTTGCCGCCGAAAACGGTTGCATCCACACGCGCCGGGCGACCCTCCGACCACAATCGGTCAACGTTGAAGAACGCAACGTTGAAATCGTCTGGTCCACGGGCGCGCCCGTGCGCCGCCGCGACATAGCGGGGCAGTATATCGAACGGCTGAGTCTCGCGCCCGAGGCGGTGGACCTGTCGCGCCTCGAAGGCGCGAGCGTGCTGGATGCACACCGCCAGACCGCCGTCCGCGACGTGCTGGGGTCCGTCCGCAGCGCCGCCGTCGATGGTAAACGCGGCACGGCGATTATCCAGTTCTCGGCCCGACCGGAAGTTGAACCGGTCTGGCAGGACTTGATTGCGGGCATCCCGCGCCATGTCTCGGTAGGCTACTCGGTCGAGGACTGGGCCGAGACCACCGAGAACGGCGCGCGCGTGCTGACCGCCGTGCGCTGGACACCCCACGAGATTTCCCTGGTGCCGACGCCCGCCGACCCCGGCGCCCACATTCGCATGGAGACAGAGATGACCGACACGACCACCACCACGGCGCCACCCAAGGCGCAGACCGAAACCCGCGCCGCAGCGAATGCCGAGATCCGCTCCATCGCCCGCATCGCGGGGCTCGACCAGTCCTGGATCGACGGCCAGATCGACGGAGGCGCCGATCCCGACACCGCCCGCCGCGCGGCCTTCGAGGCGCTGGCGAAGCGATCCGCGCCTGCGATCCGCACAGAACAGGTCCGCGTCGAGATGGGAGAAGCCCATGACGACTCCGCCCTGCGCGCCCGGCAGATGGGCGAGGCGCTCTACGCCCGGATCAACCCGCGCCACGAGCTGAGCGAACCGGCCCGGCGCTACGCCTATTCGACCCCGGTCGACATGGCGAAGGAACTGCTGACGCTGCGCGGCGAGTCCACGATGGCCCTGTCGCCCGCGAGCCTCGTCACCCGTGCGCTGCACACCACCTCGGACTTCCCGATCATCCTCGGGGACACGGTGGGGCGGGTGCTGCGCGACGCCTATCAGGCCGCGCCTTCCGGCATCCGCCGTCTTGGCCGACAAACCTCAGCACGGGACTTCCGCGCGGTGAACAAGATCATGCTGGGCGAGGCACCCCTGCTGGAGAAGCTGAACGAGCACGGCGAGATCAAGGCCGGGACCATGGCCGAGGCGCGCGAGGCCTACAAGATCGAGACCTGGGCGCGGAAGATCGGCATCACCCGGCAGGTTTTGGTCAACGATGACCTCGGCGCCTTCGCGGACCTCGCCCGCCGCATGGGTCAGGCCGCCGCCGAGACCGAGGCGCGCATCCTGGTCACCCTGCTGGAGGCGGGCAGCGGCAACGGGCCCACCATGTCGGACGGCAAGACGCTGTTCCACGCCGACCATGGCAACAAAGCGGGCACGGGCGCGGCGATCTCCGATGCGACGCTCTCCGCGGCCCGGCTGGCGCTTCGCACGCAGAAAGGGATCGAGGATCGCACCATCCGCGTGACGCCCCGCAACCTGCTGGTCCCGCCCGCGCTGGAGACCACGGCCGAGAAGTGGCTGGCGAGCATCGCGCCCGCCACTGCCGCCGATGTGAACCCGTTCTCGGGCTCGCTGTCGCTAGTGGTCGAGCCGCGCCTGTCCTCGTCCACGCGCTGGTATGTCACCGCCGATCCCGGAGAGATCGACGGGCTGGAGTTTGCCTATCTCTCGGGCGCGGAGGGCCCGCAGGTCGAGAGCCGTTCGGGCTGGGATGTGGACGGCGTGGAGATCCGGGTGATCCTGGATTTCGGGGCCGGGTTCATCGACCATCGCGGCTGGTTCATGAACGCGGGCGCGTGAGCATGGCCGACCTCGCCCAACTCACCGCCTGGCGGGACGCCCTGATGGCCGCGCGCTATCGGGGTGTCCGCACTGTCGAATACGACGGCAAACGCATCACTTACGCGAGCGACGGCGAGATGGCCGCCGCGCTCGCGGACCTCAACCGCCAGATCACAGGGGCGACTGACCGCATCTCGGTCGTCCGCATCCAATCCTCGAAAGGGCTCTGAACAATGAAGACCTACATCCAGAACGGCCATGTCATCACGGTGCCGACCCCGACAGGCGGCATCGCCTCGGGCGACGGGCTGATCGTCGGCAGCATCTTCGGCATCGCGGCGTACTCAGCCGCTGAGGGCGATCCACTCGAACTGGCGACCACGGGGGTCTACAAGCTGCCGAAAGCCAGCGCCGTGGTGCTCGCCGTGGGCGCGCGCGTTGCGTGGGATGACACGGCGAAGGAAGTGAACACACCCGGCGCTGGGCGCTTCCCCATCGGCGTCGCGGTCGAGGCGGCCGAGAGCGGCGTCACCAGCGTCGCGGTGCGGCTGGATGGGATCGCGATGGCGGCGGCGTGAGGATTAGTCGGCGTGCTCGCCTTCGCGGAACGCCATGTCGGTGATTTCGCGGAGGCGAGCGCGGTAGTGCTCCAGCGTCCCGACATGGCCCCAGTTCACGTCCTCGGGGTTTGAACTGGCCCCTTTTTCGACCGGACACTTGGGCATAACCATGGAGGCTTAGGTATATGCCTGAGCACGTGCTTATGTCTGATTTAGAAATCATCACTGATGGCGGCCGTCGCCGTCGCTGGAGTGCGGCCGAGAAGCTGCGCATTGTCGAAGAAACGTTGGATGACCGGGCCAGCATTTCCGTAGTCGCGCGCCGCAATGGCGTGGCCCCCAATCTATTGTATCGTTGGCGCAGGCTCATGCTGGAGGGAGGAAGTGTCGCCGTGTCAGAGGATGATGACGTGACCAGCAACAAGGTCGTCCGGCAGATGGAAGACCGGATCCGTGAACTCGAACGCCAACTTGGCCGCAAGACGCTGGAGGCCGAGATCCTGCGCGAGGCGTTGGACAAGTCACGCTCAAAAAAACAGATCTTGCACATGCGGTCGCCTCTGAGGGGAGATTTCCAGTGAAGGTCGTGGCCGAAACGCTGGGTGTGGCGCGCTCGAACTTGATTGACAGGCTGAACAACAGGACGAAGCCGCGTCGGCGCTACTATAAAGCGCAAGACGCGGCGTTGGTGCCGCTAATCACAACGCTGGTGGCGGCCCGACCGACCTATGGCTACCGGCGGATTACAGCAATCCTGAACCGGCAGCTGCGCTCGGAAGGGCTGGCGCCCGTCAACCACAAAAGGGTCTATCGCATCATGAAGGCGCACAACCTGCTTCTGGCGCGGAAATACACAGAGCGCCCGGAGCATGTTCACGACGGCAAGGTCATCGTCATGCGCTCGAACCTGCGCTGGTGCAGCGATGGCATCGAGTTCACCTGCTGGAACGGTGACATCGTCCGTGGCGCCTTTATCATCGATGCGCATGACCGCGAAATCATCGCTTGGCGCGCCGTGGTGAACGCCGGGATCAGCAGCTCCGACATCCGCGACATCATGCTCGAGGCCGTGGAACGCCGCTTTGGTGATCATCGTGCACCGTCGGTCATCGAGATGCTGTCCGATAATGGCTCGCCTTACATCGCGAAAGACACGCAGATTTTCGCCCGCCAGTTGGGCCTGAAGCCCTGCTTCACACCGGTTCAGAGTCCACAGAGCAATGGCATCTCGGAGGCGTTTGTAAAGACGCTCAAGCGCGACTACGTCCAGGTGACGCCGCTACCGGACGCCCAGACAGTTCTTGGATTGATCGGCGCGTGGATCGAGGACTACAATGAAAACCACCCGTACTCAGGACTGAAAATGCGCTCACCACGCGAGTTCATCGCAGCTCAAACCGCAACCGCCTGAGTGTCCGGTCAAACGGGGGCAAGACCAGAGCATTGTGTCGATCTCGGTCTTGCGGGCCATGAAGGCGGCGAGCGCGGCGTCGTTGGTCTTGGGCATGTTGTGGTCTCCCTTGGTGGTGTCGGGGACCATCAGGCTCGGGAGCTCGCCGGGATCAAGCGGAGAGTGCGGCGCGACTCGGTGCCAATCACTGACACGCGCCGCCAGCGATTTGTTGACACAGTGTTGACACGGGCTCGGAACGCAAAAGGGGCCCCGCGAGGGCGGAGCTTAAGCCTTTGATAATGTTTAATATTTTGGTTGCGGGGGTAGGATTTGAACCTACGACCTTCAGGTTATGAGCCTGACGAGCTACCGGGCTGCTCCACCCCGCGCTGATTTTGGAGATTTGGTCTCTTGGTGGTTTGATTTTTGATCGTATT